CCTTATCTTTTAATTTTTCTATATCATTTAATGCTTTTTCCATGTCTGCCTGTAATCTCATAATGTTTACTTTGTTATGTGCCATGTTTTCTAAATCTTCTGACATACCTTCTACTTGTTCTGATACAAACTCTAATAACATAAACTGCTCTTGGTCTACAGGAGTTTGATCTGCGCCTTTAACTAAGTCTTCTTCAAATAATGTTTGTCTAGTTTCGATATTATTTAATCGTTCAATGACTCCAAAGTATGCCCACACACCTATTGCTGTAGCTGCAAGAATACTTATTAAGTTTCTCATTGGCATACTAATTGATGTGTTATCTGATATCTTCATGTGTTACCACTTAGATTTATCTGCCCAATATGCAGCAGACATTTTTCCTTTAGATATATTCTTTGCATGGCGTGCTTTAAAAGATTTTCTTCTGGCTTTATCTTTTGCAGTCTTTGGATTTTTACCTGCACCTGATACACCTTGCTGTCCGTATCTAATTGTTTTAACTTTATTACCTTCTTTAGCTACAACAACGTGAGATTTTTTAGGATGATTAGGTGTACGTTTAGGTTTATTATAACCACTAACACCTGCACGTTTTAATCTAGGATCTGCTGCCATTACATTACATCTTTCTTAATCATTATTTTTGCATCTTGTATTCCAGACTTAGCCATATCCATAGCATCTGCTGTCATCTTACGATCTCTTTCTAAGTCTGTATTTTCATCATCAATCATAACTTTAGCTTCTTCTAAAGATATTTCGTCTTGATGTTTCTTAGCATCTAATGCTAACTTAGCTTTACGTAATTCTAAATCTTGTCTTTGTAAATCTAATTGTTGTTCGGCTGTATCTTTCTTTTCACCAGACATAATTTTTAATTTTTCTTCATCTAGTTTCATAATAGAGTCTGAAGCATTAGCTGTAAGTAAAGCTATTTGATTTTCCATATCAGGTGGTAATGGTTGACCAGACATCATAGCTTGTACAATTTGTGGGTCACCAATCATTTGTGCTACTTCACCTCTGTACTTCATCGCTAAATGATCTTGTATGTGTGAAGATAACGCTTGGAGCATTACAGTATTTTCTTTATATGCTACGTTATTAATCATAGCAGCATGTGCTACAATATGAGCATCATGGTTTTGATCTTGCCTTGGAGCTAAAGGTGCCCCCTTCATAGCTGCCATATTTTCAGTAACAGGATCTGCTGTTATAGGTTGCATGTTTTGTTTTAAATATCTTTGTGGTTCATCAATACCCATAGCTGCAAATAGTTCCATGCCTATTTGTTCCATGTTATATGCTTGTGGATTTTGTTGAGCTATTTGCATAATAGCATTTATCTTTGCAATCCTGTGTGCTTCTGTTGGCATATTAGGATCTGATACTGGTAAGACATCAATTGATTTTAAATTAAAATCATTTCTAAAAACTTGCTGTGCACCACCTGCGACTTCATACGGGTACAGATCAGGAAGATACTCAAAATCTAATCTCGCTAAGATTCGCAGGTCTTTGGATTGAGCGTTATGCAGACGCTTGTGCACAGCGCTGAACAACTTAGAACTCTGTTCAAGCAGAGCCATAGTTGTACCGACTGGACCATAGTTAGAAGCTTGGTCTACAATGTTGTCGGTCGAGTCAGCAAACTCTTTAGCAGCATTTACTACATACTGCATTAAATTAAATAAAGTTCCTGAAGGTTCTTTAAATGGTAAAGGTTGTAATGACTTACCTAAATCACCTGCAGGACTGTTAACTTCTCTCCATTCACCAGGAGCAATTGGTTCATCGGGAGCTAATACTCTAAGACCATGTGCTTTAAAACCACCAGGTAAATTTGCAAAGGTACCAGCATCAATCAATTGTCTCATTGATGATGTTGCTGTTTTAGTTAAACCACCAATTAAATGTAAATAACCATAACCATAAAAACCTAAACCAGGAATCATATAGTAATGTGTAAAATACATTTTCTTTTCTTTTTTCATGTCATCAGCATTCCAGTTTCTTCTGATTGCTAAAACTTTTCCTTCATCAGTCATATGAACTACGTAAGGAAGTTTTAAACCATCAGCATCTTCAAATCCTGGTAAGTCTAAGTTAACATGCATTTCTAAAATTTCTACACGATCTGTATCGCCATAGGGTTTTGTAACACCTAGTATTTCATCAGATGAAGATTCTGCAGATGTTTCGTCTATTTGACTTGTGTTAATATCTATGTCTGCAAAAGTTCCAGCCATTTGAAACTTTTTAATTTCATTCATAGACATTGAATACTTGTGTGTAAATCTTTCAGCGTTTTCTAAATCAGATGCATAATAGTCTACATAAAAATCTTGAGCTTTAATATATTCAGTTCTTGGTCTGCCTAGGTTTACATCCCAATATGTTTTTTTAAAAGCAGAACCATATAATGCTACATAAAATAATAAACGATCTAGTTCTGGTCCATACTCTGGCATTTGAATTTGTGTTTGATAATTCATAAAGTGACGCACACGGTTAGCTTGTTCCATTTTTTGTTGAGTCTGTAAACCAACAATACGTGTACGCACAGGTCCTTCTGTAGGAAATAATTCTTTATAAGCTTTTGCTTGAAACTTTACTACTGCTTGCGATAATACGGGGTGCGAAGATGCACATGCCCCAGGAAATGGTTCATCACTATCTTCTGCTTTGAAACCTAATAAGTCTACGCCTTCTTCAGCTATAGAGTCATACTCATCTCTTGATTGTTTATCTTTTTCAAAAGAATCTTGTAGTTCATTTGCTATGGAACTTAATTCTTTTTCATCAATAAAATCTACAAGGTTAGCATCGTGCTGTAAAGTTTCTATAGAATTTTCATCTTCATCAAAGATGCCCATGGCTTTAGCTTCTTCTAGCATACCTTGGTCTTCTAATGTAACTTCAGCTCCACCATCAGGTGTAACCATTACTTCATCAGCTGGTTTGACTGGAGATTCAGGCGATGTAAGATCTTCGCCCTCTAATAAATCAAGTTGTTTTTCTACTATCATAAATCAATCCTTAATAATAACGTCTGCGTTTTCTATTATACACTGCTGACTCATCTAAGTCAAGCCATGAATTATCACTGTGCTCTAAGTAGCCACCATTACGTACATATAGAACAGCTTGTGTTACGGAGTCTACAATATCATCATGCGGTCCTGCTGGAAACTGCCTGCATTCCTCTATTGTTTCTTTTGCCCAAGGTTTTAACAGTGGAGCAAAAATTCTGGAGTTATGAAATAAAGAACTAACCGCATATGCCCTAGCTACTTTGTCTCTATCTGGCTGATATTCTTGTATGGGCAGTCCTGCTAGTCTTAAATCCTGGATTAAAGACTGACCTGAAGCTTTTTTCTCAATTACTATAGAATCTGGTTTATGTTTCATAAATTTATCCACAGCTTTTTGTCTAAGTGTGGGAAAATCCCAGCGACCTTTCTCCATTCCCAACAATACCATATTTGCTAAACTAATTTCATCTTTTTTAAATATACCCCACGTAGTAACTACAGAAAAATCTGCAGTTGTTTTGGTAGAAAACGCAGTATCCCAGGATTGTATAATAAAATCACACTCAGGTGGGTCTTCACTTGACCAATCTTGCCAATAATCTACTTGAATAATTCCACCAGTTTCAGATGACGGGCTTTGTAAGTACAATGCATCAAATTTAAACGTAGGTGTGTTGTTTTTTGTACGCACAATGTCCTCTGTTGACCAGCAAAAACCGTTTTCGCGGTCAGGTGCCCCCCAAAAAGACTCACCAACCTTTGGTTCTGGGTAATCTTTAGTTAAATAACCTTGTTCAATCAAAGAATTTCTAGCTTCTACAAGTTTTTCTGTAGATTCTGCAGTATTTAGTGCAGGAATTCGTACAACATTCCACTTATCTGCTAGTGGTGAAGACTCTTGTTGCTTTAGAAGGTAGCCTGCTAGGTCATTTTCGTGCCATCTTGTCATTACGAGCACAACTTTTCCACCTGGCATCAATCTTGTACGTAAACCAGAAGCATACCATTCGTTTAATTGCTCTCTTCTTGTCTTTGAAAACGCATCTTGCTCTGATATTGGGTCGTCAATGACCGCTAAGTGCGCACCAAAACCTGCAATACCTGATCCAGAACCAGCAGCTAGAAAACTTCCTGCTTGTTTGCCCCCTTCTTCGAGTGCCCAGGAGTTTGCAGCACGGTTATCTTTTCTAATTTTTACTTTTGGAAAGATTGTATTGTACGCTGTGGTATTTATTATATCACGAATAGCTCTACCGAACTTAGTTGCTAGGTCATCTGAGTGAGATACTGCTATCTCTTGCCAGTATGGATTACGACCTAGCGCCCAAGCGGGGAAATATGTTGATGTAATTAGTGACTTAGAAGAACGCGGAGAAACAAAGACCATAAGTCTATCAGTTTCTCCTTGCTCCAACTGCATTAGTTGGTCACAAAGTAAACGGTGATGCGGTCCTACATTAAAGCTAGGATTCATTAGCATTACAA